ATGGACGCCCAAGAGTTACCTGTGCCGTAATAGTATTCTGTAACGTTAGATCCATTCTTTCTAGATACAACAATACGACCAGAGCTTATAACTTTAAGTGCCAGCATAGGACCAGAACCAGGTACGGTTGTAGTACTAAACTTTTCATAACCCTTGATCTTACTATAGCCACCTTCTTTAGTAGCCTCAAAATTCTGCAATATAGTAGCAGAACCTATATTATTAGCACCCTGTTGCAAGGGGCTGACATTAGAGATAAGACCACCTCTAAACTCTATAGGGAATGTCTGCCACTGTGTAGCCATTAGTAATGTACTCTCGTATCTCGCAAGTATGAAGTGCGATTAATATGTATGCTACGTAGTTGTTTAATACCTTGCTGGAACTTTTGTAGTGCTAATTGTGCTGCTTGCATATCCCCTCGAAACTGATATACGTAATACATAGCACCATCAACAATAGTGTAACGATATTGTTCTGGCAGTAAAGGTACATCACTATATAGCTCTAAGTCATAACCTGTACGGAAATATTCATACACTACTTCATATGCTTTATCCGGTGGGGGTGAAAATATAAGTTCTCTACTTGGTGTACGCACAACATATTGTGGTGTAGTGCGATTACTTGAGGAAGAGTTATACTCATAATCAGCGAACTTGTCAAGCCATTCTTCATAACTTAAAGGTTTTAACTTGATTGTTTCTATATTAAGGGCTTCATCACGCTTGATACGAAAAGTATTCATGTTAATAGTTTTACTATCGTAAGGCATACTATAGCGTACCTCACCCTCAGCTAAAACTTCTGTTTCTTCTACATGATTCCAAGGCCATTCAAACTCTTCTTGATTGATATGCCTAATAGAAGAATTAACAGCATCCTTAGCAAAACTGTAATACCCTGTAGCTGTAGAAAAATTAGCATTTGTAAGTTCTACTTCATTAAGACGTCTGTTAATGTCGTTAACTAAACTGATGTAGTCATATGCCATTCTTATTTCTCCCTGACACGTAGAAAGACACTACGCTCATACTGCAAACCACCTGCTGTGGTAATACGGCATGTAATAGTGTATCTTTTATTATTAGTTCCTAGAGAAAGACGAATAGTACTTACTGTAGAAGTTATAGTACTGCTTACAAACTGTAGTCCGTCAACGGTTTCTGCATCATCTACTTCTACTTTTGAACCATCTGCATCTGTAATGTACCAAGTTACGGCAGAAATGGTGTCTGTATTAAGAAACCTAGACCAATCTACACTGTAGTCTACAATCTCATCTTTATCTTTATCGGGCCACTTATATGCCATTAATGTATTCCTTATGCTGCAATACGTACAACCCTATCTATATTAGTTGCTTCAATTATTACTGTGTTACTTCGTGAGTCTGAAGGTATGTGAATAGTATTGTTTTGATTAGTACCTGTAATAAACACTACATGATTTTTTCTATAATCATCTTTACGACTTTCGTAGTCGAACTTTGTAGCTACTACAGATAAGTTACCAGAGAATATGTTTAATGCTGTAGATACAGGATTAACTACTGCTGAAATCCGTATAGTGATTGCACCAAGGGTTGCACTAGATGCAACTCCTATCGGTAAAACAACAGCCTTAGCTTCTACATTAGTACCCGTTGCACCTGATAGAGTTAGCGCTGGGCTAGTGATGCTTGTATTAGCATCTGCCAATACTGTAGTTGTACCGATATTGGTTGAAGAGTCAACCCCAGAAGGTACTACATTAGCGTTTGCAGTAACTATTGTTGTACCTACGGAGGCTACAGTAGATACAGAATCACTAACTATAACACTATCAGCAGTAACGCTTATTAAGCCTATGCTACCAGTAGATGCAACACTTGTCAAGCTTACATTGGCTTCACCTGAAACAATTATGTTTCCTACACTGCTTGTAGCAGGTACACTCTGTGCAATAAGACGTGTCTCTAGCGTTGTAGAGAATGGTCCTGATGCAAAAGGAGAGATACCAAAGAACATGTTTTATCCTATTAAGTTTTCATAATATAAGCTAGTGCCATGTATGCAGGTCTGTTATCAAACGAACTACCAGAACCTGTACCACCTGTTGTACCTGAGATAGTGTGTGAGTGGTTTCCGTTGTTATCAAGGCTTACGTTATGCGTGTGCGCCCCTGCTGAACCCGTGTTAACAGTTGGGCCGTTTGCAGTGTCTCTTTTTACATACTGAAGGTGGTTTGCAGTTTGGTTGGCATTACTTGAGGTAGTCATTGGGTGAGTATGCGCCCCTGCAGAATCTGCAGTACCAGAGTGAGCGTGACTACCTGTAGTATTAGTTGTACCAGAAAAACTGTGAGTGTGACTTGGTATGTTAGCCGTAGATAATGTTCTACTATTGGCACCGCCTGTAGTTGTCTCGTTAGATGCACTTGCACCCATAATAAACTTATCAACTAAGTTAGGTGTTCCGTTTGTACCGTCACACAAAGCCCAACCTGTAGGTATTGCGGAAGTCTGCCCAGACCACATAACAATAACACCTTGAGGCACACCTTCTATCCCTGTTAAGTTTGCACCACTACCTGTGAAGGATGTTGCAGATACTGTGCCACCCACATTTGCATTTCCTGAGAGGTGAAGGTCTTTGAATTTTGAGTCGGCAGAGCCTAAATTAATAGTACCGTTACTATCAACATTCGCTTCCATTGGTAATACGGAGTGAGTTCCAAACTGTAGACCTCCGTGATCTGCCACAGTACCGCTGACTGTTAGATTGTTTGAGTTCAGTACCCCAATACTACCTACATTTGTGCCTGACTTGAAAAGTCTTATTAAGTCACCATCTGAACCTGTACGGTTGATGTTTACTGTAGCGTTAGCATTTGCTGTGGCACTGTAGAAAGCAAAGCCTGATCTGCCATCATCACGCAAGTTATGTCCATTATCAGCCGCACTGTTTGCACTATTGTTCCAAACTACATCATCAGTAGTACCCACCAATAAGTTACCTGATGAGTCGATGCGCATACGTTCTGTACCAGTGGTAGTAAACCCTATATTATTTGCAGAAGGCCAGAACATTCCAGTATCACCATCTAACCCTGGCTGAATTGATGGACTTGACTCTGAACCTCCTGTTGTACTTCGTAGAATTGAAGAGAAGAAAATGCTCCCACCCACGTCTAGAGTTGTTGCTGGTGATGTTTTATTAATACCTACACGATTAGTTCCTGACACAGAATATATTGAATCTGTATCTACAAATAGCCCATCGGCAGTCACTGTGCCACCAACATCAAGATTGCCAGTAAGAGTACCACCAGCTAGTGGTAGTTTAGCGGCAATATTAGTAGCAGTTGTAGTAGCAAAGTTAGGGTCATCACCTAGTGCTGCAGCTAATTCATTTAATGTATCTAGTGTACCTGGAGCAGAGTCTACAATATTAGCTACGGCTGTATCAGCATAGCCTGTATAGTAAGAACCATGTTGTCCATCTAATGTGTCAGCATCGATATTTAATGCATCAATGTCAGACTTAGTTTGATCAGCAGTAGCTCCAGACTCTATAGCGTTTAACTTAGTATGGTCAGCATCCGTGAATACATTTGAGTCTGTAGCCGCTTCAACAGCCGCCCTTATCTCTGCATTAGTTTGATCACCTGTAGCGCCAGACTCAATACCGTCTAACTTAGTACCGTCTGCAGCAATGTCTCTACCGTCTACTGTGCCAGATACAACTATATTGTTATTGACAGTTAAATCATCAAATGTACCTGACGCTATATCAAACGCATTAAAAGCTACAACTTCTATAACATCATTTACTGCTGCACCTGTTGCTAATACAACGTCTGAACCATTTGTTGCTGTAAAGTCGGAGCTATGTAATTTGATGCCATTTAAGTAGACATCTAAAAAGTTTGGAGTATACCCACTCGTAGGAAAGCTAGTTTGACCAGCAGTCGCTATAAAGCTATCCCGTGTTTGAGTAGCTTGTGGTACTAGTATATTTCCTATGTAACCTGACATTTTAGTATAATTCCTTTATAATTACCATTTGTCTATTGGGCATTTTTGTTTTCTTAGTTTTATTAGTATAGAAAGAAAACAACCACAGTGTCCACAACGGCCTTTTTGTTTGTAATTACATGCTTTACATATATCTATTAAAGGTCTTTGCTCTTCTTTAGACCTAATCCATCCATTCATCATCTTCTGGTAATACTTCCCATTGTTCTTCTGGATCATTCCATGTGTACCGCTGCCCGTCATTTGGATAAGGTGTGGGGGGTTGCCACATACAGGTTTCTTCATTCAATACCCAACTATCACAACCTGCAGGTTTAGGAGGTATAAATGCATCTAAAAGAGGGTCGTAGGTGTATCCCACACCTGCAAAATTCTTTCTTAAAGGTGTACCGTCTAATGCATGAACGCCCTCATGAGTATTATAGGAAGTCTCTATCCAATCCCCTGGGCTTGTATCTACAAAGGTATCAAAAAAATCTTCTTCAGCAACTATTACTTGAATAACTTTTCCCTCTAAAACTTTTGCATAATGTGCCATTACTGGTTTATCCTTTATAACTGATATCTAATAACTACTATGCCAGAACCGCCTGATCCTCCAGCCGCGGCGCTACCAGCTTGAGTTCCGCCACCACCACCACCAGTGTTTGCAGTTGCATTATTGGTATTACCATTAGCACCACCGCCAGAACCGCCTGACCCTGCACCACCGCCACCACCTTGGCCTCCGCCGCCGCCACCAGCATAGGTTATGTTAGAACCTGTTCTGTAGTTGTTAGTTCCACCATTACCACCGTTACCATTGCCGTGTGTGTTACCATTAGAGCCAACCGCCCCTTTGCCACCACCACCAGCACCATGCCTCTCAGAACAACCAGATGCATAACCTCCATTATTGCCTTGACCTGAAATTCCACTACCACCACCAGCAGTGGTTGAACAAGTAGAGGCCGCACCGCCACCAGAACCGCCAGAAATACCAATGTTATCACTCGCTGTGTTGTTAGCTCCACCATCAGTACCGCCTCGCCCACCGCCAGTAGCGACTACATCTGCGAATTCAGTGTTACCGCCGTTAGACATTCCAGCGCCACCAGATCCAACAATTACCGAACTTGTGTTGCCAGAAATAAGTGCTGAGCTTGTAAGCATACCACCTGCACCGCCACCGCCACCACCGTCACCTGCGCCGTTATGTTCAGCACTTCCTCCGCCACCACCACCAGCAACAAGAAGAAATTCTACATTCAAAGGGCCATTATGAGTAAATGTTCCTGATGATGTAAAAGTATGTACTCTGTAACTTCCTACAGTAGTAATAGTTCCACCTGTAGGTAATGCTTTTACTTCTTTTGTTGTAGAACCCGAAGTATGACCGTCTGAGTTTGTAACATTTATTTCTACACTTGTTCCAGCAGTGAGATTATATACTTGAGAAGGTACGGAAATACCCGTTATAATAGTGTCGCTTGAAGCTGTTTTAGTAACAGTATATGTATTTGCACCAACTATAAAACTCACTACACAGCTACTACTTAAAAACCCAGAGCCGTTTATAGAAATAGTTGCTGCCAAACCAGTAAAGATTGTCCCGT